CTGTTCGTGAAACTGTTAAAAGACTTATAGAACAGGAAGAAGCTAATCACTCTAGTGGTTGGGCGGATAGAGTAAATGAGTATGTAGCTACAATAGATGATGATTTATCTATTATGAAGCTACTACTACAATGTAAAACTAAATTAGGATAACGACATGGACAATAGTACATCACTTTCAAAAGAGTCAATATACGGTAATATATGGGTTAGAGAGATAGCTTTCCTCAAAGCTGGAGACTTTAAAGAAGGCCATAAACATAGATTTGACCACTTACATTTCTTAGCTCAGGGTAGTGTAAAGATTATCACTATGATAGATAATGATACTAAAGAGGAAGAAGAGCAAACATATATAGCTCCCGCGTGGATTAAAGTACCTAAAGAGGTTTCCCATACTATTATAGCTCTTGAGGATATGTCTTTTGGTTATTGTATGGAGGCTCTTCGTGATGAAGATGGAGAGATTATGGAGACTGATTTTAAAGCTGACCTAGAGACTGAGAAGTGTAGTGCTATTCAGAAAGTGGTTATTTAGATGTTATTACCTACCGAATACGTTGGAATAATTTAACTTAAAGGAAGTATATAATGTATACAAGAACTGAATGGATTAACAATACAGCTCCCGCTATCAATGCGGTGAACTTGAACAAGATTGAGCAGGGTATCTTCGATGCCCACTCTGACATAGAGGATATCCTCGATGGGACTAAGACTGTAGGTAGAGCAGAGGTTGCTGTATCTATAGAGAACCCAGAGGCTATTCCAGGTTTTACACCTATTGGTGGTATCATCATGTTTTCTCAGCCTACTGGTTATCCTGCTGAGTACCTAGTGTGTAATGGACAAGAGGTTAGTAGAGCTACTTACCCAGTTCTTTATGCTTTGCTAGGTGATACCTTTGGATTAGTCACAGCTGAGAACTTTGTTTTACCTGATATGGTAGGACAGTTTGTACGTGGTTATGACTCTCAAGGTACTGTAGAAGAATTACCTCGTGAGTTTGGTAGTAAGCAAGAGGACGAAGTAGGCCCTCACGCACACAACTATAGTAGATACTATGTACTTGAAGATGATGCTTTAGATGGTAATAAGTCTTTTGCAGATAAAGCTAATCAGTATGATACAGTACCTACTAGCGATAATACTGGGTTTGAGACTAGACCTAAGAATATCTCACTACTATATCTAATTAAGGCATTGTAATGGGACAGCTAACGATATCAGAACTACTTGATTTTACTGGTGGTATGAACACGTTAGTAGCTCCTCACCTGATTAGTCCTAGAGAGGCACAAGTATTAGTGAATGTAGATATTAGATTAGGCTCTCTACAGTCTATGCCTAATCTAGACTATGTAGCACCAATGAACCACCCTTTCTTTTTCGACTTTAATGGAGAGCTACAGCATTTCGCTATATGGCGTAGTAATGTAATATGGGATGGTAAGTACTATTGGGCCGATGGAGTTGATACGGGTATGATGTTAGAGAATGGAGACGAATACTCTCTAGGTCTACCAACACCTAACGTAGCTCTTACTCAAGATATAGAAGGAGCAGGCCCACATACGGGTGACTTCAAATATACCTATACGTTCTATTCATCTATTACGGGAGCAGAGTCAGCTCCAGCACCTTTACCCAATGAGTATCTACAGCCTAACGCTAATGCAATTAGATTAGATGGCTTTGAGGGTTTACCTGATAGTGCTGACTCATATCGTATCTACCGTATCGGTGGTTATCTACCAGTGTTCGCACTAGTTGATACAATACAAGCACCAACTTATCTAGACATACTAGATGATACGCAGATAGATGGTAGATTATTAACTACCTTATATACTGACGAGCCACCATCAGGTTTAGAGAACTTAGTTGAATTTAATGGTCGTTTCTATGGTTCAGTAGGTAATAGAGTGTACTTCTCTGCGGCAGGTAACCCTCACGCATGGTACGCTTTTGACTTCTATACTATGCGTAATACTATTACAGCATTAGCTAAGACTCCTGGTGGCCTATTAGTTATGGGTAAGTTCTATGTAGCTAACCTAATAGGTTCTGCACCTAACAACTTTAGACAGAAGATATTGTCTGAGCAACTAGGGTGTACCAATCAGCAGTCTGTAGCTTATGTTGGAGACTCAGCTGTATGGTTGAGCCACCAAGCTTTCTGTATGTCTAACGGCTACAGTATAGCTGATATTACATCACATAAGATAGACCGTATTCAGGGTCTGTATGCTACTGGGTCATGTGTAGAGAATGAGACATACTATATGTCATACAAGCCTTCTCTATTCCCATCAGCAGAGTTATTTCCTAGAGATGACTTGTACCCTGATGCAGTTCAAGGTACTGGTGATGTAGAGCAAGGTATTGTAGCTCTAGACTTTAAACGTGGAGACTCATTTAGTTACAAGATGATAGACTATGATGATATTCAGACTATCGGTATCTATCAAGGTGAAGTCCATGTGTCTACAGGAGTTACACTAGGTGACCCTACACTGCATTGGTTATACTGTGATGAGGTATTACCTTGTGACGAGCCTATGCGTTGTAGTCCATACCCTGCTGTGACACCGTTTATCTGTACTGATGTTATGTTCCCTAGTTGTCTAGACTTTATACCTTGTAGTCCGTTTGACCTCAACCGTATGAATATCTATGGTGGACATGGACTGACAGACCTACACTATGTATCTCCTGAGTTGATCGATAACTCTAGAGCTACACTAAAAGAGTATGACAAAGTTCGTATTCTGTTCAAGGGTGCGTTTACTATTAAGGTAGTATTCGATAACGGCTTCATAGCTGTAGAGCAGGATATAGTTAGCTGTAGAGCAGGATATAGTATCTCGTCTAGTGGAGAGAGACGACTTTGTAACTATAGGTATACCTAATGAGCAGAATAAGTCTTACTCTATTCGCTTTATAATTGATGGTGTAGGAGTAATTGAGTCTATCCAATATAGTTGGAAGATGAGGGAGCTACCATGATATCAGGTGTAAATTCAGTCTCCTCTACTCGCTCAGGGAATATCTCTGAGTTCGAGGAGACTCAACGGAAGGCTCTACAGACTCACCATGAGAGACTGTTAGCAGACCAAGAGAGTCCGTTCAAGGTTATGGAAGGGTTTGAGAACTACTTTCGTGAGCTAGAGAACAGAGTTAGTGAACTAGAAGAAGCAGTAGTCGAGGAGGAAGTACCTCCCCTAACTACTAAAGTGGAGATAGTCTTATTAGATGCTACAGAGGTAGACCTCACTGTTATAGTAGCTAAGATAAATGAGATTATTACTCGATTAAGTTAGTATTAAGCATAGTATGGGTAAAATAGGAACATGGTAAGAATTGCACTTAAAGAAGATTTAACATCGGTAGCTGTAATGCTAAAGTCACTCTACAAAGAGATAGCTCCTTTGGACTACTCTAGTGACTTGAATGTTTATCTACTAGAAGTGGCAAAGCACCATATGACCTCTAAGGATACCATCTATGTAGACGAGGAGCTGAGAGGCTTCTTTATAGTGAGAGACGAGACGGAGCCAATGGCACCGACTCTAAAGCGGTATAATGGTATCAGAGTGTATATCAAGCCACAGCATAGGCACAGTAGTCTACTAGCCAGGTTTTATAAGCAACTGTTTCAAGACTTCCCTGATGGAGCTATACTAGGCTGGATAAACGACATACACTAATAGCTAAGGTGTATAAATTGAATAGGAGTTAATAATGACTGGAGCGGCAATAGCCTCTGCGGCTGTCGGAGCAACCTCGTTAGTACAAGGTGGCAGAGAGAGTAGAAACGCAGACGAGACAATGGGCAAGAGCGTAGATGCTGTAGCAGGTAATGTGGACATAGCTAAACAGCTGAACGCATACCTTATGCAGGTTGGTCAAGAGGGCCAAGATAACGCACAGCGTATGATGGATGACTGGGCTAACACTTTCGGTGACTTAGAAGCCCATCTATCAGAGTACTATAACAACCTAGACCCTACTAAGTTTGCTACACAGAACAAGGTCAAGCTACAAGAGAGCATGGACAAGTCAATGAAGCAGATGAATGAGGGCTTTGCT